ACCTAAGGCTTGTTGTCTGTCCATTGCTTCCCTTTGCCTCATTGAATCCAAAGTTTGCTGTGCAACACCATAGGAACTAGCTAGTAAACCAGCTCTTTGTTGTCCCTGTGCTTCCTGTAATGCCTGCATTTGTCCAGCACCGCCTGTACTTCCTAAACGTCCTTGTTGAAGTAATCTCGATTCCTGTTCCAATGTTTCCCTTTCCTGTTGTGGCTGTAACAGTCCATACTGTTGTTCATATAAACTCTTCTGTAATTCAAGAGGGTTTAAGTTTTGTATTTGTTGTCCAGTCTGGCCAGCTCGGCCCATTAAGGCATCGTATTGAGATTGTAAATCGCCACTCAAGGCCATCGTTGAACCACCTTGTTCATCATAGCCAAAAGTGCCAAACAAACCACTGACACCTCTAGGTACGGACCTTTGGTAAGCTGTTTCACCCGCCTGTCGTTGTTGTTCCGCTGCTTTCTTTGCAGCTCTGTTTGTCATTATGCCGCCTATTAAGGCACTGGCTATTTGTCCCCACATATCTCTATCTCCTAATTATTATGCTGTGCGTTTCCAAAAATATACTGTTATATAAGGTTGTACGTTGTTATGTGCTCCACCACCACCTGTTGAACCTGATGCAATGGATGACTTACTTACATAGTTACTATCACCACCACCTTGCTTATTATCAATAGTAGCTGGCTCATTATATGTGTGAGTATGTGCTGGCATTTCAGCAGTTGTTAGTGTATGTGTTTTAGCACCACCTGTTTCCTCTATAGTATTGAAATCCGAATCACCAGTATCTACACCTATTAACACCTTACCTGCTCCAAAGGCTACCCAAGTAGTTCCACCTATTGCTGTAACAACTGCTGCACTATTGGCATAAGCTGTTACTGTGGTAAAGATAGCACCAACAGGATATACGACATCTGCGATATTTGCTGCCGAAGTTGCAGTTTCAACAAAAGCAGTTGTAGCTACTTGTGTTGTATTCGTATCTGCTGCTGCTGTCGTAGCACTAAAAGATTCTGAGGCACTTCCATTTAAGTCCGCCTTAGAATTTACAGCAGTTTGGACAGCCGAGAACTCGGTATTAAAATCCCCTCCGCTAATTATCTTATTAGTATCTGAATCAGCTAAGGCATCCTTACCAGACCAAGACACCGCTATTGAATATTGACTCATCGTATTTTCCCCTGTTTATGTAATAATGTTAAAGCCTGTATAGACAAATCAAACCCATTAGATTGAATGTCTACCGCTATCTTTAAATGTTTTGCACTTCCTAAAAGTGGCATCCTATATTCCTTCAGTCCGTAAATTGGTCTGTAGGTAGCAGACGCAGTATGAACTGCTGAATCGTGTGTATGAGCTGCTGTGGTTGCTCCATAAAGAGAAGTAGTTGCACCCCATAGAAACGCAGTACCAGTTGTCACAGGACTCAAAGTTACACAAGTGGAGTCTGATGAAACAGGACTGAAATCCTTATAATATTTCATACAAACTGTTGCACCATTACCACCTTCGATAATCATAAAGAATCTCTTTAATAAGGCAGCTATAACTGAGTTACCTAAATTCAGCCATACTGTTTGAATTTCTGAAGTGTAGGAAGTGTCTGTATAAGTTATTCCTCCACCGTCAGCAGCAGCAGCATCAGTATCAAAATACCTCTCATAACCAGCCAAACCACCATCTTGTTGTCCTACTAAGAGTCCATATAGGTTGGTATATGCTAAACTTGCTGGTTCTCTATCACTATCAAAAGTCCAAGTTGTTATTCTAGGAGCACCATTGGGAGTTCCATGTTTAAAGTCAAAGATATAATTGATATTATTGTCTACAAATGACATTATATAGATGCCCTCACTTTCTACATACACACTCTTAACATTTGTACTATTACCGATATTTCTTATTAATGTATCTTTTATGTTTAGAGATAAATCTTGTAATGGTAGCTTATCTTTCTCGGTTGTTCTAGCAAGAGAGCGTAGTCCTGTGCTTGAGAGGAACACCAAATCATCACCAATAGCCTGAACTGTATCTCTTGAAACCAGACCAATACCCCTAATTACCTCATTAAGTGCTATACTTCCAATTACTTCTGGACTATCATATACAACAATATTATTATTACCAAAGATAACCAGCTTGCCATAGAAGGGAGCTATTGCTACTATTTCATCTGTTCCCCATACAGTCTTTAAATCTATATAGCCTCCGTTTGAAGCACCATTCTCTGCTGTAGTTCTAAAGTCATCACTATCTAGTAGGGTTGAATAATAAATAACATCTTTTCCTTCTGCAACTCCACCTACCCACATACGACCATAATAACCCATACCACAACTAGGCTTAAATTCCCCTGAAGTTACACTAGAGGGTCTATGTGCATTATCATAGGCTGCCCATTTAGAGCCAACACCTAAAGAACCATCATATCTCTGTGGAACTATACTTTCGTGAAATACGTTTAACCTATCATTAAAGTTTACATACTGCCAATTTCCAGATGAACCTGTAACTGTGTGTTTAACATCAGCACCACTACTAGGGAAAGCAGCAGTAGGACTACCAAAATCTACTGTATATATACTTGTACCATAACTAGCAAATATCTTATCTGTACTTTGGTCCCTATGTTCTACTAAAGAGGCTATCGCTGTACCTGTAGGAACTACTTTCTGTTTGAGTCCTTTTCTTAGAGCGATACGACCAGACTCTCTAATTACTACATTCTCTGCTTTAGTCAGCCAAGAAGGGTCTAAAGTTGCAGGGTTACTCTGAGTATTTAACCCATTAACACCTAAATCATTTAAAGGTTTGTACGATAATTCTTTTGCCATTAGTTAATGTACCAATCTGTTTCATACCTTGTATTACCACTATCAAGCATAATTGCTTGTTTAAGAGCTTCATTGGCTTCTTGAGCCATTACACTAGATTGTGTACCACCATCCTCACCACGTTCTGAGATTGCTCTCGCCCACGCCCCTAACATAACTGGATATACTGGTACTGTTAAAACATCAGTAGCACTAGCTAGAGCGGATTGTACCTTAATAATATTAAAGTTAATGTTCTGTACTGAAGTAGGTACTGGGTATAGGTCTACATTCATATCAGGCGGTCTTGTAGCGAGATTAACAGTAGAACCATTAAAAGCATAATGATGAGGCTCTCCAGTTGCTATATCAGCAGCAGGGAAAGACCTAGCATTAAGCCATTCATTACCTACTTGAGATAAGTGTGTTCCTGTCGCTTGATTGATAACATCAAGAATTTTAGGATTAGAGCCAGCACCAGCATTAACATCTCCTAGTGAATACACCATAGTTCCCGATACTGTAGCCACAGTAAAAGTTTCTCTGAGTGCTAACCAATCGTGCCTAGACTCAACGTGACTCTTAGCATCATTTACTAGAGAACCGATTACTTTCTGGTAATCTGTTACTGCACTTGAATCGTTTATATCGCCTGTCCAATCAGAAGAGATAGTGTCCTCTCTCAATCTAATTAAAACTTCGTTTATTAATTCTCTAAAATTCACATTAATCTCCTATTATGAAAATGCGAGCTGTGGTGCTCCTAGTAGTATCCTATTAGGTCCACTACCGGGTGCAGCAGCAATAAAATAAGGAACTAAATCAGTTGTATCGGCTGCTGATGATAATGTTAAACCTGACCCGCCAACAGTTTCAAAGTCAGTACCTAAAGTAACTGTTCGTGAACCTGTGCCATCTTGAATAAAAGCTATATATCCAGACTTACCTTCATACAGAGAACTAGGATTTGATAGAACCGCATTACCTATTAGGGTTAGTGTGAAGCTATCATAAATAGCAAAATTAAGTTCTGTCGAGCCTGTAATATCTTCAGTATATAATGAAGGTAGAATTGTTACACCAGTTAAAACATCTGCAAGGGTAATTTCAACTGTATCACTACCATCATCAGTAACGACAATATTTGGTGGTCCGTCACCTGCTGTAATGTTAAGAACTTCAGAATCTAAATCAATACTAAAAGGAAGTAATCCTGTGCTAACATCTAAATCTTCTGCTGTTATCCCATCATCTACATAATCACTTGTAACAGCGAATACTGTCCAATCTGATATAGTTCCTCCGTATGAACTATTGTGCATATATACTTTATCTTCATCAGAACGAATAACTACATCGCCTTCTTGAGCAGTTAGAGCCAACTGTGCCACCTCTGATGCAGCG